GCCGGATGCGTCCACGGCGGCAATCTTGGCGATCTGTCCGACCGACGCGCCGGTGATGTCCATGCCCGCGCCATCCTTACCGGCGGGGCCTTGTGGGCCGGTATCGCCCTTTGCACCAGTCGCACCACGCGACGGCTTGCCGGTGTCGGTATCGCCCAGATACCAGTTTCCATTGTCGCCGATGGTAGGCGTGATGCCGTCCACGCCCGCGGGGGTGACATCGGCCCAGTCGTAATAGCGTATGTTGGAAAATCTGGGGCTTACCTCGAAGCAAGAAAACTGCAATTGGGTGGAATTATTCACCGTTATTCGGCGGAAAGCTGTGTAATAGGTGCTCGTGGCAGGCTCTGAGTTGCAATAATAGTAATAGCCACCATACAGCAGAATTGTGGTTTTGTATTGCGCCTCAGTAATCAGAGTGTCGGTATTGTAATCGGATAGCGTCAATAAATTATTGTCGCCTTCAACCACTTTTACGATACGGGCGGCGGGGGTGACACCCCATCGATAGCCACCGTTTTCGGTGTCATATTCCACGCCCAAAACTCTATAGCAGTCTGCATATGATACCTCCGGCAGCTCCGATCCGCCCATTGCCACGTCCCCCCAGCTCCGGCCTCCCTTGCCGTCGGTAAGCAGTGCCTGACCCGCTGTGCCGTCCTTAGACGGCTCGGATATCTTCCTAGACAGCTGGGACACCAGCTGCGCGTACACGTCCGCAGGAGGCTCCACGGGCACACCGGAGGCGTCCCGGGCGCTGGGGAGGCATACGAACATCGCGCCGGTGGTGGTGCGGACGTCCCCGGCCATCAGACCGATGACGCACCGCCGGGTATTGTAGAGGGCCGGAAGCTCTGCGTCCGTGCCGGTAAACTGGACGGTGTACGGGTTCGGAGAATTGTCCACCCGGACCAGCATGGTTTTTTCGTTGTACTCCGCCCACTCGTCATCCAGGTCCCAGTGGACGGTATAATCGCTGTTTCCGCAGACGATGTAGGTGTCGTCCCCGGTGGCGATTTTCTGCCGGACGGTAATGTTTTTGACCTTGTAAGTATTAGCCATCTTTCGATCCTTCCTCGTGCGCCGCCTCGTTCAGGTGCTTTTCCAGCCGGTTCAGCGCGTCCTTGCACGGGCCGTTGCAGCCGTTTTCGATCAGCCCCTGCAAGGCACCCTTCAATCCGTAGCAGATCAGCGTCTGCTCCTTTTGGATTTTGCGGATGATCTTGCTCTGCTCCTTGTCATGTTGGATGAACTTGACAAAGGTTGCAATCAGCCCCGCCAGGCAGCCGAGAGACCCGACTACCTCAGCCGCTTTGATGATAATTTCGATGATATCCATGCGTTTTATCTATCCTCACTTCCACCGGCCAATGGCCAGAAAATGCACCTGCACACCGGACACGGCTTGCGCGTTGGGCCGGATCAGCGCCACTTTCCCGGTATTTGCTGCGGTGGGGCTGGTGTAGTTTCCTAAGCCGCTACCCCACGGGTTGCTCACCTCCCGCAGCATATGCGGCGGCGCAACGAACTTAAACGGGAACGCCTCGCCAGAGGTGATGGTGCCGGAATACCAGCTGCCCCATGCCGTGAAATCAGACTGCGCAATATTGACGGCATCCGTGCTGCCCCAGCACACCGCCAGGCCGCTGGCATATTTGCGATAGGTCCAGATGCCAGAGGTACCGGAATCCGTCATGGCGTCCTGCTCCACGCCTGCCAGCAGGAATGCGACGTTGATGTTGAATTTATCCTTGCCCCAGTTGGCGATGGGGACGCCAGCCATGATGCGGCCCGTGACCGTCTTGGATTGCAGCAGGTCCACGGCTTCTACGTCGATGCTGTAGTCATTGCGATAATCCAGATCGGCAATGTCCACCGTGCAGCTATAGGTATTGCCGCTGATCGTCGGAGCGATGGCCGTCCAGTCATCCGCCCCACTTAGCTTGTAATGCAGCAGCAGGGTATTGACCGAAAGTCCAAAATTGCCATTGAACCACTGGCCGGAAATCTCAAGCCGCCCAGAATTGGCAGCCGGATTTGGACGGTAGGCCTTCATAATATTGCACGTCAAACCGATATATGAGACCAACGCCTTTTCGACGGTTTTCTGCGTGGTGTATCCACGGCTGTCTGTCGCCGCGAAGGTCACCTTGTTGGTGTTGACGTTGGCAATGGTGTAGGTCGTACCGCCGACGGGGAACGACGTCCCGAGGATCGTTTTCTGCTTGATCGTCGCGCTGTTTTTCGCCGTCGCCGTAAAGGTGCCGGATGCCGTGGAGCAGTACCGCACCAGCGTGTCAGCGTCGCCCGTCAGCGCCAGCGTCGCCTCGTTGGTGTCCTGCACGGTGGCCGTGATATCCGGGGCGCACAAGGCCGGGGAAGCCGTCACGGTAAACGTTGTGGTTTTCGCGTCGCCGATCTTTGTATTTCCGGAATAGGTTGTACAGGTCAGCGTACACTTTCCGGTTGCCGCATTGGGAATCTGCGCATAAAATCTGTCCGGCACCGCAAACAGAATTGTCGTATTGGACAGTTTGACCGCCGAAGAAACCGGATTGCCGGAACCGTCGATGTACCCGGTCAGGCTGCCAAACTTGTACTGGATCGTGTGCGTAAAGGCAGATGCTTTGCGGTTGACCACCACGGTGGACCGGCTACCGATGTTGGCGTCCGTGGCCGCGATGGTGGACGCCCGAGGGATCGGCGGCAGGGTGATGCTCTGCTCACCGCTGATCGTGCCGATGTAGGTCCCGGAATATGTGACATTCAGCCGCTCGGAACCGCCGATCTTACCGGACCATGTGCCGTCCGCATTGTGGGTGACGGTGACCGTCTTGGTGCCAAGATGCACCGTGCCGCCGCTGGAATCGTAGATAGCCGGGCCGGTCCAAGTTACCTTGTTGCGGCCGACCCAAACGGAGCAGTCATCCGTACCGGCCCCGACTTGCAGGCCGCCGTGGTGCAGGTACAGTTTGATGGTCACCGGGGTGGTGTTCTTCTCGATACTGTATTGCCCGATGGTGTAATCAACAATCAGATATAGGGAAGAAAACTGAGTTTTTACGTTAAAGGACGGCATTAGACGATCTCACCTCCCACATAGAATAGGGCCGTTTCGTTTCCGCCGTAGTCCTCAAGCCGGGAATTGTTGCCGATAATCAGATAATTTCGGACCTTGACGTCGGTAGCAATGACACCGTCGGAATTGGCGACCAGCATTGGATCATCACCGCGCATGACGTAGGTGCCGTCATACTTGATGGTAGTGGAAATGTCCTGATCCGACTGGGAGACGCGGAAACCGTCAGCGTTAAAGGTGTAGCCGTTGGAGGTGGTGACCTTATCAACGCCGTTATCGATAATCCTCTGTACCTGGATTGTCGCGCCTTCCACAGTCATTTCGAGACTGGTCAGACGGCCTTCGGCATCCCGGTTTTCAACCTTTAGCCCGTCGATGTCTTTTTTGATGGATAAAATTTTACCAGGAATGTTCTTGTATTCCTCTGAAGCCACCGCAGCCTTATCTGCATAGTTTTCATCGCCTGTGCTTGTCAGTGCCGTTCCGGACGAATCCATATGCACTTGCATGACATAGGTGGTTGACACATTGCCGGAAGCGTCCGTTATCGTGATGATATCACCAGGATTTACAACGCCGGTGCGCTTCACCGCACATTCCAACGGAACATAGGAAATACCTTTGAGTTTATTATACAACGATTCAGCGATAGTCAGCAACGTCTCTTTCCCCAACTGCGCCGCCAATCCGTTTTGGGAGATTGCAAAAACATTTCCATCCGCATTTTGCGGGTAAATAACACCAATATCGTCAGTTTCCTGCTTGAATTGAACCCTTTGAATGTTCTGCGTGTAGTAGTCTTTCCTATTCAGGCTGTCCAGCATATATTGCAGGGTGGATTCCTTGTCAAGCGCAGAAACCGTCACATCGGACTGCTTGTACCACGCGAATTGCAACAGACCATCCTCTGTACAGGAAACAAAGCATCCCGCCAACTGCGCCGCCCAGCTTACAATCTGTCTGGAAGTGACACCGTCCGCGTAAAACGCCTGCAACTCCAAATCTTCGTGGTCGAAACTCGCGGGAACCATGGTGACACCGGCAATTTCGCAAGCGTACCCAACCAGAGTGCGTACCGTCATTGGAAAAAGCGCCTGGTTGTTTGACAGCCATTCCGAAAAATCGACAGCCAACTTCGCTTTACTGTCGTACGCTGTGAACCGGCAAGACGTCTTGGAGGCAATCGTCGGAGGCTCCGCGTAAAAGATGCCCTTGACCGTTTCTACGTCGTCTTCGACCTGAATATACTGTAGCCGGTCACCGGCGGTGACGGTGGCACCCGATAGAAACATTTCAACTTCAATGGATGCCGCCGTCGTATCACCGACGGATAAATTTGTTTCGCTATTGCATTCTGCCGTGTATTTTAAGGCAATAATGGAGGAAGAATCAATGACGGTGCCGCCTTCCATGACAAGCTTATTCTGTAAGATAGGTCATTCCTCCCTCTCCATTATTTTTCAATGACATTGATGCTGATATCAGTATATATCGTCTCTCCGAATGCGTATGTGTATACATTATAGGAGCAGTTCGACGCATAGGCGTTCATTGTGATGGTCTGCCCTCGATCTGGAAACGTGAATGAGAACTCCTTCCCCTGCATCAAATTAAAGATGAAGTTCAGTTCCGTTTCCGTCATTGCTTTCCATTTCAGATTCACCTTCCGGACGTCACGGCGGACCCAATCGATATGGATCACGCCGTCTTCCGTCCGCCCGCTGCTGGACCCTGCAATATTCTCATGCTGGATAGTGATTCCGTTGCTCGGCTCATAGATGGCCGTGGAGCCAACCTTCCACCGGCTATCAATTTTATTGATTGTCACTGGCGGTACCTCCTAGCATCAAAAATCCAGCAGCGGGTTTCGCCCGGTTCTGACCGTTTCGCTTCGTGCCTGCTCGACCACAACCTCAAACAGCGTCTTCCCGTTCACCTTTGCGGTTACGACTTGGCCGCCGCCGTTTCTGCCGCCGCCTTCGCCCATGGCTGCTGCAACCGCACGGTAGACGCCATCGGAAACAGCTTCTACGATCTGGTCGTTGTTTGCGACGGCTGTTCTTCCGCCAATGGAACCGACCATTTCGGGGCCGGCCTCTCGCGCGACAAACAGCTGCCCTGCATCCAGGAAGCCGCCGTCCTTCAGGTACGGTATTTGCGGTACGGAGATATTGGATAGGTTACGGAACGGGCGAATGCCAAGAATCGTAGCAGCACGAAGTTTGGAAAGCGCATAGTTAATTCCATTGAACGGCACAGCCACTACATTATTTATGCCGCTAATCAACTTGTTCACAACATACTTGAACGCAGTGAGAATTCCGTCTCTGATATTTGCGAAAATTTCGCCACCAATGGAAAATACCTTTACGACTCCGGCCCACGCTTTGGAGAACGTGTCCTTGAAGAAAGACGCCACATTGCTGAAGACTTGTTTCACCGCCGACCATGCCGTCTTGGCACCACTAACAAAGCCGTTCCAAGCGCCGGTAAAGGCCTGAGAAAGCGGATGAATTACAGTCGAATTGAACCATGCGGCAGCTTTGCCCCATATGGCCTTCGTGATATCCCATAAGCCGGAAATCAATACCCCAACGTTGTGAAACACATCCTTGGTTGTTTTCCATATGCTCCCAAGCAGAGATGCAACCCAGTTTACAGCAGGGGAAAAGACTTCTTTTATTTTTGCCCATGCCGCAACAGCAGGCGCAGTGATGTTGTTCCATGTGTTGACTGCCCATTCGGATATGCTCGACCACAGACCGGAGAAAAAGTCGGCTATTGGGATAATGACGTTGTCGTTGAACCAATTCCCCGCCTTCGCAAACAGCGCTTTGACGTCATCCCATTTAACAACAATGACGGTTGCAAGGGCGGCAACTGCTGCGACGGCAGCGGGGATCCATGAGCCTGTCACAAGGGAAATTCCGGCTCCAATTGCCAAAATTCCAACAGAAAGCGCAGCCAAAGCTTGGTCGGTCAGCGTTCCGGTCTCGATGAATTCCTTCATCGACGCAACAACCATACCGAAGCCGGAAACAATAAAACCGACAGCTGCGCCGATTGGGCCAAATGCCACGGCCAGACCGCCTATGGCTGCGGTTGCACCAAGAATCATTCCGGTCAAATTATTCCAATCGATTCCGTTCTGAAAAGCCGTCCACCAATTTGTCGCGTATTCTATCGCGCCGCCCACTGTGAGCGCAATCCCTGCAATTTTGGTAAAATCCGACGTGAACGCTCCCACGATTCTCCATGTAAGGAACGCCGCGCCCACTGCCAACGCAACATTCTTGATGTCATCCAGATGATCGATGACCCATGTCACGAACGGTTCCAGCTTTGCTCTGATCTTATCGACATTCCCAGAGATAGCATCGCCGAGGAAATCGTAGCTAATCGGATCGATGTCAAATCCTCCACCACCGGCGCTAACGCCAGAGCCACTACCGCCGGAAGAAGCGTCCGGAAGGACATTCAGCTCATCGAACGGAGCCAGATAGGCGCTCAGCTTTTTGGCTGCACCGGCAGCTCCATCCATGTTATCCTCAATGGCGCCGGAGCCAGATACCGCAGAACCAATGGATTTCTTCCAATCCGGCGTTTGCAGTGTTACGCCGAACAGGCTAGCAATCGCCGTGATGATCTCACGGATTGCTTGCGCCACCGCGATACACACTGGCAGCACATTTGTCAAAATCGGAATGAAAATATTCCCGATTTCTCGTGCGACAAGTTCAAGTTGCGCACGAAGAATCCGTAGCATATTGGCCGGGTTCTCCAGCGTCCGTGCCATGTCACCCTGTGCGGCAGTGACCTGGGTCAGAATCGCGTGATACCGCAGCTGGGATTTCTCTGCCTGCGTCATGTCCGAAACGCTCTTTTCGATGCCGAGGTTCAACGCCTCCTGTTGCAGTCTGGCGACTGACAAGTCGTAACCTAGGTTTCGGAGTGGTTCCAATTCGCCGGAAATGCCAGACTGTACTTTCTGCATTGCCTCTGTCACGCCGATGTTGTAGAAGGAAGACAGGTCGTAGCCGAGCTGTGTCAGGTTCTGGGACATGATTGCGGCCTTATCCGCTGCCACGCCGAAACCTGTGATGATTGTGTTGAACACGCCCTGCTTCTGCATCCATTCCGCAGGATCAATACCCATGACGGCAGAAACCTTTTGTGCGTATTCGTAGGCCGCCTGTCCATAATCGCCCATAGAGACGGTAAACAGGTTCAGCGTTTCCTGGTACTCAGAGGCACGATCAATTGCACTGCCTAACAATCGTCCGATACGCATCAATGTGGCAACAGAAAAAACGCGCTGAATCAGGCCGAAACTATTCGCCCACGATTGGTTTCTACCAGTAGATTTGGACACGGTCTGGTTATACTTTTCCGTTGTCGTGATAAGTTTCTGTATCCGGATCGGAAGCGCCGAAAACCCGTTGGAAACTTTCTGCATTTCATCCGCGAACGGTTTCATCGCCGATGCTAAATCCTGCATTTGCTGTGAGAACTTGCCCATATCGGTATTGTCCAGCTCCTGCATAATCACCGGCAGCTTTTCAAGCTGTTTGGTAAAAGAGGACAGATTGGACCTACCAATCTCAGACAATGGATGCAACCCGTCAGCAAGTGCCGTCAATTTGCTGCTGGTTGTTTCATCTATGCCGCTGATCGCCTGATTGATCGCGGAAAGCTGATTGCCGATGGAAGACGAGATTTTCAGATTCCCTACTTTTGATTGCATCTGGTCAATGGACGCGCCGATCTGCTGCATTTTGATCTGAAAGCTACCAGTATTTATCCCATTAAGCGTCTTATTGATAGACGCGATTCCTTGCGCGACGTTGGAAAGAGACTTTGCTGATCCGCTTGTGGCAGACCGCAGCTTCTTCAGATCATCGGCAAGGGCCAGTAACCCTTTGGATGCGTCGGCACTGTCGTTCGTGATTTGGAACTGAATGCCCTGCATTTCTACGTTATCCGCCGTTTTTCTCACCTCCCGCTTTCTCAAATCTTTTGTTGATAGAAACCATCATCATTTCCATGATTTGTTTTGCTTTATTGTCGTTTTTTTGCTGAGGCGTCTCGGCCACTTTGGAAGGAGAAGTAGTCTGATGCGTATTTCCGTAAAGCCCGATAGGACGATCTCTGTACGGAAGCGGCTTTGTGCCTTTTTTAGCGAAATCGTGCAAAACTGGGGAGGCGTCAAGAATCGCTTCATAAATATAAGCGCCCTGAACCCACAGGTCCTGTTCCCGCAACTCCTGCTTTAGGCGGAATGCCTCGCGGTACGCCTTTACGAGCCACACATCCTGTTCCCAAAACTGCTCGTAGGTCATGCCAATGGTCAGATATTGTGGGAATGCCTTTTTGAATGCCTCAGTGTAAGCAAAACGGGGGATGGGGTCGTCCCCATCCCCCTCCTTATCGGGAAGAAGCTCGCTTACTCCTCTACTTCCCAGCCCGGGTTTTTTGCGTCTTCGCCGTCGTCCTCGTCACCCAGCAGCGACGCATATGTCTCGTAGTACATCTCGATCAGCTTATTGATAAGCTCCGCGCGGTTGCTCAGTCCGGCAAAAATCTTATCGATCGTCTCGGTCTTCACCTTGTCGTGATTGGCAAGGAATGCACCCCGGAACAGCATGGGGATCATGGTGACCGGTTTGTCGGTGACTTCACTGATGACAAAGCCGTTCCGCTCCAGAATGGATGCGGTCTTTCGGGTGAACTCCAGTGCGTACTTCTTACCGTTGATCGGACTGGTAACATTGATTTTAGCCATTGCTAATTCCTCCTAAGTAATGTGCGGCATTGTTATTGCACGCGGTTCAAATGTTATTCCGTCTTCAGGGTGATCGGGGTAGACGGAGCGATGGAAATATTCATGCTCACAACTTCGTTGACGCCGCCGCCGGTGGGATAGGCGGTCAGCTGGCCGCTGAACTCAAACTTTCCGTCAGCGCCAGACGGCGTCAGAGTACCGCCGGATTCCGTACCGCCAAACCAAACTGCGTAGTCTTCGGTCTTACCTTCCAGCGCGACCAGCTTCTGGTAGTCCGCCAGGGTGTAGTTCGCTGTGAAACTCATCGCATCCAGAGACTGAATACCGGCGATAAAGGTCTGCATTTTGTCAGACAGCGTGGTGGTTTCCAGCATTTCCGGATCGCCGCCGAGATCAGGGAACTCCTTGATGTCAATCAGCTTCTCGTAGGTGGTGCCAGAGGTTCCCTTCTTCATGAGGAAAACCTTATAGGTGGAGATAGCCATGCTCTATATAACTCCTTTCGTAAAATCAGATTCTGTACATCTTTTCGCCATCCGTCGCCGCCTGATACCTCACGTTCAGCCTGTAGATGGTGGCGTCATTCATGTTGGGAACAGGCGTCATAGACAGTCGCGTGAAGTTCATTCTGTAGAACAAATTATCTACAAATCTCATGATTTCACGGCAATTCGACTTCTTTTCGTCGGAATTGTTGGAGTAAATGTTCACCTCATACAAAACCGTAGCGAATCGTTCCGTGTCGCTGCTGTCCATTCTTGCCTTGACGGTGTAATTGTCCTGCTCGACAATCGTCAGGAGAGGAAGTTTCGGGGGAGATTTTACATAGGCCCCGCGCACGGTCAGGCCGGGAAACTTTTCCCGCGCTGCTTTGGCAATAGGGGTATAAATCTGTTTCTCGATGTCAATCATCGGAATACCTCCTCAACGATTCTCGGCAGCTCTTGCTCGATTGTTTTTCTGGCTTCGTACATTGCCATAGCCGGAGGATTGCCGTAGGTGTGCCCACCACCGGCTTCCTTCGGTATCCACCAGCCGTTCGGGTCATCCCAGTGACCTTTTCCATCCGGATAGGTTCCCGGCCCCATGCCGAACTCAGCGGCCTCAGGATGACCTGCGCCGTATGTGATGCCGCTGCCGAACTCGATGAACAGGACGGATTCTCCGTCAGCCTTTACCCTATAGCCGTTCGGGATCGCCTCGACGGACACATTCGCATCCGACATCCCGTCATAAAAGGCTCTGGCAAACCGGAGAGACGCAACGGTAGCGCCTAGTTCGGCCATTCGCCTGGTCAGCTCCTTGGCCTTTTCTTCCTGCCATTTTCGGTATTCGGTCAGCTCTTTCTGCATCTTTTCAATGCCGCTCACAGACAATGGGACCCGGATTTTACGAATCACGAGACGTTCACCTTCCGAATTGCGTACGAGATCGAATTGATGGATTTCGCCACGCGCTTGACGATATAGTCATACAGAGGGCGGCGCTCAGGTACGCTGTACTCCGGCTCTTTATCGACAAACAGGACGGTGTCCTCGTCGATGGGGCAGGTCATGTCATCCGTGACAATCACTTTGTCATATTCGGCCAGATTCCCGAACTGTTCCGTCTGCGCCGTTCCGGTGGCTGCGGAGATGTTGGCTCTGAACGCCACAGCGTCCTTATAGGCCGTGCTTTCTTCGCCGGTCTCATAGCCATCACCGTCCACAATCGCGGCCCCTGCATCGTACAGCAGGTACCAGAATGTCCGCTTGTTGCGCTCCATGATCTTCATATTGCACCGCCTCCAAGAGGCTGGACAAATGGAACGACATCCCTGAGCATAGAAGGCGGCACGTCTCCGCTCTCATAGGTCCGGGAAACTCCGTTTTCTGCGTGCCCAGTTTCGCCTTCGGCACCGCGCTTATTAAGCAGATATGCCGCAATTTCGACTTGCAGATATCCATACTGCTCTGGGACGCAGTTTTCATACGGACGGTACGGGAAGGCTTTTCGGCAGATTTTACTAGCGGCAACGGCCAGATAGGCGGAAACCGTGCTTTCGTCCGTTTCTCCGGTCATTGTTTTAACAAGGTCATTTTTTTCAGATTCCAGCACGGTTTCTCACCTTCTTATGTTCGTTTTTTAGGAACCGGCCGCGGTCTTGAAGTCAGCCGCATTCGCCACAAACACGCTACGGCTGTAAGCAGGCTTCGTGAAGGTCTCGGCAATGCCGGTGAACTTACCGTGGAACCACTCGGGACCGTGGTCCAGGCCAATCTGGCCGAACAGCTGATACTTTTCTCCAGCTCCGGTCTTTGCCAGCTGCTCCAGGAAGAAATTGCCCTTGCCGGGGACAGGCTGATACACGGGAGCCAGAACGTCCAGATTCAGCAGGAAGGCCGTGCCGGAGGGCAGGCATTCGCCCAGATACAGGTAAACCAGACCGATGGGGGTCAGGACGCTGGACAGTTTGATGCCGTTGATCTCGCGGGCGGCGGGGACAACGGTAAGACCGTTCTGTACGGCGTCAGCATTGATCTGGAACATGGTCACAGCGTCGCACCACAGCACAAGTCCATCCTGCGGGGCGTTGCTCTCGTAGACCTTCTTTACCATGTCTGCGATATCCCACAGACCAAGCGGCTTGGTGGCCATTGCAATGGTGTTCGAGGTGATGGCGGTAGCCAGGCCTCTGGTCTTGTTGATGGTAGCGTCAGTCGTGGCCTTGTTGTAAACGCCGTTGATGAAGGTGTACTCGATGTCCCGACGGATTTTCTGCATCTTCGCTGCGACCTGGAAATCCAGTTCGTTCATGGGATTTGCCTGCTGATTGGCAATGTTGATGCCGCTCAGGGTGCCCATGTTGGACATTTTGGCGTAGGAAATGCCGACGGCTTCCTGGAAAATCTGGGTGACATTGGTCTTCTGCTCCCGGGTCACCACGGATGCGTCGGGGGCGGTCAGAGATGCAGTTTCGGAAATAGCAGGCTGCGAGCCGGTGCCGCCGCCGGTATATTCCTGCCCTGTGACAAACTCAACATGGTTCGTGGTTTTGGCTCTGCCGCCAATTGCGGAACTCAGGGGGCAACGTGTATTGCCCTTGTTGAACAGCATCCCGGAGTAGTTCAGGACGCTGAAGCTGGTAGCAAACTGATTAGCCATACTGGTATCAATCTCCTTTACTTGGTGTTCTGCGTAGCCTCCATTTCGGCTTGCAGACGGGTGTAGTAGGCGGCAGCGGTTACATCGCCCTTAAGATTCGCTTCTTCAATGGCCTTAGCGTAATCCGTGCCGCCGCCCTGAGCGCCAAAAGCGCCACGGGGCGTTCCTTTCAGTTTCTCTGCAACCACCTTTTTGGCGTATTCTTCGAGAAACTTCTGCTGATTGGCAAAAACTGTCGCCGTATCTCCGGATTCGAGGGCTTCCGCTGTCTCGGAAGCCAGCTTTTCGTCGTATCCCTGTGCGGTAAACTTTGCGGTATACTCGGAGATGGTCTTTTCCTTGCGGAGAGATTTCAGCTCCTGCTCCATGTTGGACCACTTTTCGGCTTCTTCCTGCTGCTTGCGCTGCTCGTCGCTCAGAAGCTCGTTATGCTTCCGTTTCCAAGCGGCAGCCTCAGAATTCGCCTTGGACAGCGCGGCCTTCTGTCTTTCCAGCTCGGCTGCGTTATCTTCATACTCAAACGCTTCCAGGGCAGCCAACTTCTGCTCGGCATTCATGCCTTCGTATCCTTCGATTTTCGTAACGTCAATTTTTGCCATAATGTTCCTCCTGCGTTTGTTTTAGCGGTTCACTCCGCTATGGTTTCTGTTTTTTGTTTGGTTTTCTCCAAATTGCGTTTTTGATATGGCAGCTTCACTGCTGCCGTTTATGGCGGGCGGAGCAGGATTCGAACCTGCGACGTCGTGATTAACAGTCACGCGCTCTACCGTCTTAGCTATCTACCCATTGGCCCCGGTCCGCTGTTGAGCAGTAGCGGAAAAAACAAGCAGCGTGCCGACACATGGTGCTCTCTGTCCGGGTGTTTGATTGGAGCCGCCAGACGGAATCGAACCGTCAACCTTCCGATTACAAATCGGATGCACTGCCAATTGTGCTACAACGGCGAATAAACAAAAAATGGGCTGCCGATACCATTCCTGGTATCAACAGCCCATCGGCTCTTAGCTGCCACTTCAGGCAACCGTTATCTATTTAAGCATTTTCTTGTAATTGCAATGACCTTGATCTCTCCGTGCTCCACGCGCAATTCAACAACCTTCCCCTGCCGGATCGTGTTATTGATAAGCTGAATCTGTTCATCCGTCAGATTCAGGCGGCGCGCCGGATTGACTTCCTGTTCCACCGGATACACCCCCGTTTTGATTGGCCCGCTGAGCGGCTTCCCGCTCCTGCTGGGCCATATATTCCATGCTCATGCGATAAGCAAGCTGCGGATCGGAAAAGAGGCCGCTGTGCGTGAACGCAAGCTCCGGCGCAATTTTCTCACACCCGAGCATCATGGTCAAAACGCTTGCCTTCTGCGCGATGTTCTCATAATTTCGGCGGGTAAACCGGATTTCCAGTGCCGACAGCTTCAGGCTCAGGTTCCCCATGTCCTGACAGATTCGCAGCACCAGCTTCAGGAATTCCTTCTCGGATTTCTTAAATACCAGTTCTGCGTCTTTGGCTCTCGCTTCGGCGGCAGACCAGCCGTCCCGCATGATGACCGCAGACCCGGTATCAGAAGTGGAGGACCCGCCGTTTCGATTTGGCATCCCGCAGATGGTCAACACGGTGTTATACATGCTGTCCACGAGCGTCTGCGTCTGCGTTTGGTTCATCTCGGACGTCAGATACTGGATTTCCGCTTTCAAGGTGGAATCAATATCTTTGAACTTGATGCCGCCCAGGTCCCGCAGCTTTTCGAAATCGTCTTCCGAAATGTCCACGTTGTGAAAAAGCATCAGCGCCTGAACGAACTGTTCCACGCCGTCAATCCGGTTGCTCTCCACCATATTGATTGCATCCAGCAGAGGAATGACGATTTCAAAAGCGCCAAGCCTCGCCTGATTGGCGGGGTATTCGATAATCGGAATGCCGAAAATCTGATCTTCTGCGTGGATAACTGACCATGTATTCCACACCTCGTAGTATCGGTTCTCCGTCCAGCAGGAAAAGACGATGGTCCCATCCTCCCGCAGAACGTAGCGGACGGCCATCATTGGCTTGTGTCCCAGCCCCACAGAGTAAATAACGAAGGTATAGCGCGGATCAAGCGTGAAGATTTCAAAGGGCGCTTCGTCTGCGTCTACGTCCGCCAGCGCATCCGGCAAAACCATCCGATATGAGGTGCCGCAGATGTTTCCCCAATCGACCAGCTCTTTGTCTTTGGTTGGCTTGTCCTCAGAAAGCATATAATCGTTCAGATGCAGGACCTCGGAAGCAATGATGTCATCGCTGCCACGGCTGACATATTGGATCGGTTCGCCGATCTGGTAGCCGGTCTTAAACGAGACAATCTCGTTGGCCCGGTTCTCCACGACTTGGTTATTGATCTCCGGTCGGACCTGCTTCTCCCGATAAAGGATCGGCTGATCCCCTCGGTAGTACCAATACAGATAATCGATATCTGCCTGATTCATCAAATGGACAGTCTGTGCCTTTTGCAGCACGTCAATCACGTTGGCATCCGTGATTTTCGGCACTTCCGTATAAATAACCCGGCGTCCGAACAATTTACGGCTCTGCAACGGCATTTCACCTCCATTTATGGATTCTATCTTCACATTTATCATTTTACCACGCAAGCAACGCTTTGTATAGATAACAATAGTTAATTAAATCCATGCCATTAAACCATAACAAAGATTATATTTACATTTCAGCCGTAAAATGATATAATTCAGGCGTGGTTGTTGAGTGTTTCATAAATACCTCCTATTCCGATTTTCTACCTTCCTATTACCCCTTTTCTTTGATGGGTCCCCCTGACGCGCCGGTCTTTTCCTTTCCTTCCGGTCGTGTCAGGGGGATTCTCGCATAGATATAAAAAGAGCGCCCCGGTATTTCCAGGACGCTCTTTTGCTGTGAAGGTTTACTTACTGCACTTCTTCGAGTGCATCCGCAATGCTTTTGATCTGCTCCGTGACAGATGTCAGCACATTGCAGTACATATCGTACCGGAGAGCACTGAGCCGCAGCATATCCGCCTCGTCGTCATATTCCATCTCAAACATATCCGAAAGCATCGTAGCCGTGGACTGTGCAATTTTGACGCTTACCCAGATATCGTCCAGTGTTGCCGTCTTCGTCATGCCTTCTTATCCTCCCTCAGAAACTTATTCAGGAAAAACGCCTGGCCCTTGCCGGTGACCTTCGGGGTCTTGCTGACCGACGTATGGCCGTCGCTATGGCTGATGACCGTCTCTTTGATCCGGAAAAGCCCCTGCTCCATGCTGGACTGCGTCGGCATATTGTAATCCGTTCCGTTGCGCTTGATTAAGTACCCGTTGTCCCGCATCCACTGGAACAGCCGCCGCTCGCCCATGCCGACGCCGTTCTGCCGTAGAATCTTTGCCAGCTCACCAATCAGAACCGTGCTGCTGGATGCCGCCACACTGTCAGCGAACAAGACCTTCGGGGCATCGGCTTGGACTTTGGATTCCAGGGTCTTAATTCTCCGATCTGCAATCTGCAAGGCTCTTGCCATGACCTTTTCAGGGCTATTCCAGTCCCGTTCCAGCTGTAGGAAGTACTGTCGTGCCATCTTTCCTTTTTCATTGCGCTGGAGCATACAAATCTCCTTTGCCATGTCGATGGTGACGGCGGCATCCTGTCCACGGCGGCCTCCGGTACTTTCGGTCAAAAATGTCCGAAAGTCCTGCCCTTCCGAAAATCCAAATTCGCACATTCTCTGAAACCAATGCCGGAAATCCGTGCTGACGTCCAGAAACTCATGCAACTCTCTTGCGGAAACAGCGGGCTTCTCCCCGCTGTAATCAACCTTGATTAAATCTGTCACAAATTAGCTCCTTTCAAAATTCATTTGACAAGGAACCGAATCTAATGTACAATGAATTTTAGATAGGGTTTCCCTGTCGCTGTTTTGAGGGATTGACGAACTGTGGTAGGGGCTGTCAATCCCTTATTTCTTTTCCAATTCGGTCTTTACCCTTTGGATTCCAAGCCGGATGATGTCACTTTTTGTTTTTCCAAGCTTTTCACAGCAGAAATCTAAATCTTTCATTGTCTGCTGGTCAGCTCTTATTTTCAGCTGAATGTCCTTTGGGCTTTCGACCTTTGGCCTGCCTGTACGGGGCGACATTAAATCACCTCACTTAATGTGTACACGCTTATTATAGCGTGTACACACAAAATGTCAAGTTCTTTCTTGAAATTATTGATTCTCTACCAGCGGCGGAACTTCTTGGCAGAGGGGAGCTTGCTGGAAAGCACAAGGGAATAGAGGCCGGATTCATTGATAAGTGCAATGGGTGTCCCGTTGACGGTGAACGAATCGTTCACCGTTTTATCTTCTTCATCTACATGGTCACGGACAGCTTTCTGTGGATTGCTGTATCCCAGCACCTGCGCTACATCCTTTCCGGCCAGCCAATATTCGCCATCAATCTCAACTCTGCGAATAGAGCCAAATTCCTCGTTTCTAAATACCTTGATTTCGTTGTTCATAAATTTTCCTCCTTGATTTTTTCCCGGAGGAATGATAAACTATATGTACCATCCCTCTGGGTTGGTGTTGTTTGGAGTGTCCACAACTTCTTGGCGGGAGAGTGGACACTCTCACTGTTCTTCGGAATCTCCGAACATCTGCTTCTGAATCTGTTCAAGCAATGCCTGCGCCTGATTCAGCTGTTCACGGCTAATAGCGTTTTCTGCCATGAACTCCGGCTTCCCGGAATCTCTGTCACGGTCATCCAAAATAAGCTTCGTGATGTAATCCTTGTACGTCAAATCCAGGTTCGCAATTCGTCTGCGAACGAACTTATACAGCGTTTCGTCCACACGGATAGAAATCGTCTTATCTGCCACTTTTGTGCCTCCTTTCTGCAAATATTCTATCAAAAAATCCCGATTTTGTAAAGTTAATTTATATTCACGAAAACCCCCTTTTTGGAATCCAGAAGAAACGATTGAAATATTATCGTTTCTTCTGGATTTTCTTGTTTTTCGGAACCGAATTATTCGGATTTCCGCTTTTCTTTTTCCAAAAGAAGATGAACTCCACGTCTGACAGCTTCTCCTTTTGTGATTTCATTCCGAAAACAGTATTCTTGAAGTTTTGCTTCTGTTTCGGAATCAAGCCTAACGCTGAAGCTGAAAGATTTGGGGTTATCCACTTTCGGTCTCCCAGTACGAGGGGCCACATTATCACCTCACTTTTTGTAGCACATTTAGTATAATATATGTATTACAAAAAGTCAAGCATTATTTTAGAACGGCCTTGCAAAAACCGAAATCCGGTTCCCGTCCAGCGACCGCACCATGTTCATTGCCATGGTCAGACTGTCCGGTGCATCGTCATGAGCCGTTTTCTTGAACATCGTGTATGAAAACACATTCTGCATAAACAAGGAGTAGGCCTTGCTGCGCTTTCCACTCTCCAAAAACACCATGTTCTCCCGAATATCCGGTGCTTTATCGAAGATTCTTTGGAACTTTGCCTTATCCGTTGGAGCTGCTTTTGTGGTGATATTCAGCCGATATCCCTTTGCCTTCAGCTGTTCCTCCACGCCCTCTTTGTAGTCCATCGTTGCTTTGGTGGCTTCAAATTGTGCAGCCTGCACATTGTGCTTCATAATAGCCGACACCAGCAGCGGCTGTGTGACGCGCTTATCTCCGTCATCATACACGACGTCGTGAACGTAAATATCGTTGCCATACTGATAGCATACCGGAGCCGCCACAAAGTCACCGCCTCCAAACGCCGGATCAACGGCCATGAAGATTCGGTCCGGCTCTCCATCCGGCAGGGTTCCGTTATAGTACCGGAAATCCGCAGGGCTGAACAAAGCGCCGTCTCTTTCGATCGGCTGCCCCATATACTGGGCGGTCCAGGAGGCCATATCGTTATTCCGTTCAAATGACGCACGCCGCTGCCGATAATATTCCGTACTGAATCCGACACCGTATTCATAGCAGAACTGACTTTCGTCATTTTCATCCAACGCCGGTAGATTCATGATCTCGAAACGCCGGTTACGGAACTTTTCATCGTTTTGCAGCAGTTCCATTCGGATACCCGCCGGGTCCACCATGGACCATCTGGTGCCGCACCACAGAATTTTCGCCTTTTCTTTTGCACGAGGTAACAGATTGTTGTCCACTTTAGACCATGCCGACATCAGCCGGTCCTTGTTCAATGCTTCCTCAATGCCGCCGATCAGGTCGTCCGAAATTTCAAAACCGTTGCAGTCACAGGCTCCGTTCAGCGTCCCGTATAAGGAACGGCATGTAAGCGACGGATACCTTTTCCTCCGGTCAATGTTCAGCGTTTCGTCTTTTGCGTTGGTTTCCACCAACTTTGCGTTTGGAAAAACATCCCGCCACAGATAGGTTGTCGGGTCTTGCAGAATCTCCAGGACGCCACGATAGAACGCTGCTGTAATCACGTCAGAATAGGCCGAATACAGGTTCGACGCCTCGCTATTGCGCCCGATCAGCCACGTTGTAAAGAACATGAGAATTGACGTTTTACCGACCCGCGGCGGCATCGAAATAAACAATTCATCCAGCTTATCATCCGCCAGCCTTTGTAAATTCTGTACCACTTTCCCCATAATCCGTTTTCTCGGCAGATAAAACCGTTCTGATGCCTTCCGGTCAATTTCCAAATACGTCAGATAGCAGTCAAAATCATCCGGCGCTTCAAACAGCAAGCTTTTCCGCCACAGTTCATAGAAACTGCTCTCCTGCCCGTTCTCCGCCTGCGCCAGAATCTTACCTCGCAGCAAGTTGTTTGTCTTGTGAGCCGCTGCATGGTCCTCTGACGCCCAATCCCGGCACAAAGAAAACAAGTCCTGATAGGCATCATAATCCGCAGGCAGACGCGCTATCGCTTTCAGAATCGATTCGGAAATCCTTTCGTAATCCATCCGTACTCCTCCTTTACAAAATAAAATGGGCCGCTCATGCGTAACGCAAAAGCGACCCTTTGGCCTTTCTCCCACCTGCCGTGGAAGATTGCTATCTCGTTTTTATTCTATCATGTTATTGCTTCGATATCAACACGCGCCCGCAGGGCGCTTTTATAAAATTTATTTTGCCCTTTTTGTTTTTTCGCGATTTTTTCGGGGACCGCTTTTTGTTGGCGCGAGTGGTAGGAGGGTGTGCCGCGCGCCTGGGCCCGGCCCTATATCCCCCGCCCCCGGGTGGCCAGATTGGCGCGGAGGCCGGAGCCGCAGCCCCGTGCGGTATCTTCGGGGCGCTCCGCTGGCTGCAAAGTGCCGCCGGGCAATGTGTCCGCGCATGACGCACACATACAAGGACAGACAGCAAACGCGATTCCGCGAACGCAACAAAATCAAATTTTGGTTGCGTTAGAATGGGCAAATATATCTTTGTAAATGGCATTTTATGCGTAAATGTTCGGAGAACTCCGTGTATGCGGGTGTTTTCGCGTCCGTCTATTGTGGACCGGTACTCTGTCCGCGCATCGTGGAAAATGTGGCTATTATGTGCGCTGCAAAAACACATAGAAAACCGAACCGCAGCCCGGAAAATAAATCAAAAAAATCTTTGAAAACCTCTTGACGAATGGGACAGCCCATGCTATAATAAAGCCATCCCAGAGGAAAGGAGGCCAAAGGGGAATGACAATGCAGGAATTAAGCCGCTTGATCTTGGGGCTTCAAGCTGCCGGGTGGAACGGTGACGAGATCAACAAGCTGCTTCTGTGGATCGAAAGCGGCGACGAGCATTACAAGCCCACGAAGGACGAACCGAAACCGAAAGCATAAACGGCGGGCCGGGAAACCGGCCCAGCCCGAAAGGGGGCAGAGAATGCCAGACAGCAAAGCCAAAAGCGCATGGGAGCGGGAAAACGTGTTAAAAATCACGCTCAAGATTAACCGCAACCAAACGCCGGAGCTTTTCGCCCTACTGGAAAAGGCCGAAAGCAAATCCGGAGCCGCGCGCGAACTCATGCAAAAAGCAATTAAAAGGGAATAAAAAGCCCGGCCAGCGCTGGAACCGCCGACCGGGCAACCCCGAAAACGTTTGAAAAACCAACCTTCGCAGGAATCCGGGGAAAACAATTATACCCGGGATTCCTCCGAAAGTCAAGAAATTTATGGAGGAATTGAAAAATGGCTAATCTTTACAATCTCGACGGAATCGTTACCGAGCTGAAGAAGCGCAACGCGCAGGACCGCGCAATCCTGGCCGCATGGGAGTCGGTAACCTATCCCACCAAGAAGGACGGAAAGCCCTTCGCACGGATGGCGCAGAACATCAGCGGCGCGAAGTACGCCGCCGAGGCCTACACCCTGCAGCCGGGTGAAATGGCAGTAACCGTCACCACCTGGGGCGCTGATTATGGCGTCGGCTACGTTTCCGACGATCTCCACGCATACACCACCGCCGACCGCATGACGGACGCCCAGCAGGGCAAACCCGGCAATCTGCTGCCGAAGGTGCCCGGCCTAAAACAGATTTATCTTTTTGACCTGGACGACATCAAATCCGCCATCGCGGCACGGTGTGACCAGCTGCGGCAGCGGATCGCCACCCGGGAAAACCAAATCAAGCAGGCGCACGCGGCCTATAGCACATTCTATGCGGCTTACGGGGCTGCCCTGGATCAGCTCGCAGCCATGACAAGCAAGGACTTCGGCGGCGCGACGCTCTACCATGCTATTCTGGATACCGTCACCGCGCGGTATCCGCACTGTTGAAAGGGGGGAAACGGTCCCAATGTGGTTTTTTATTGGCGTTATCGCCTTTTTCGTTGGCATTTTTCAAGCGTTGCTTCGCAAAAAGTAATCAGATTTTAAGGAGGTTTTGACAATGGCAAAATATCGCATCAACTACCACACCGGCGCGGGGGATTTCGAATTTTCCGGAACCCTCGCCCAGGCACAAGCCGCAGCCGATGACGACGCAGCGTACACGCAAGCGCCTATCACCATTCACGACGCCGAAACCGGCGAAGAGGTTTCCCGCCGCAACTGGTACGGATCCGCTTACGACCCCGACACCACCCCGGAAGATGACCCGATTTGCTTCGGTGATTATGGATACTATAGCGATTGGATCATCTGGTAAACGCAACCCCCGGATGCCTGACGGCTTCCGGGGGTTCTTCTTTGCCCTGCCCATTGTGGCGGGGCTTTTCTTTGTTTCCGTGTGGCGGCTCTGGTGGCCTTGTGCGGCGTTTTGTTTTCTGGTATGTAATTTCATGGGCGCGCGGTTTTCTTCGTTCTTGCGGCCACTGGTGACGCGCGGCGGTATGTCTGCACCGTTTCCATTGGTGCGTTGCGTCCGTGGTGGGTCCGTATCCTTGTTTTCTTGCGCGCCTTGTCAAGTTATGCCCCGGAGATTTTCGCCGCTTCTGGGGCCGCTGAGGGGCCGACGCGCTCCGGGTCCATTCTGGCCAGCCCACCCCACCACGCCAGACCGGCAGCCGGGGCCGTTGTGGTGGGTGGGGGTGGCACGCCCGCGCAGATTTTACGTTGCCGGGCGGTGAGCAGCTGGCCCTGTCTGACAAAGTCGATGGCCCTGTTGGAATCTTCGAAAATGAAAGTCGATAAAGGAATCCCCGGAAAGTCGCTGGACCTTCCGGGGATTTGCTGTCTAATAAAGTCGCTCAGAGTTTCCGACCGCAAACTGGGCAGAAATTGAAAGTCGCGGTTACTTGCTTGCCGCTCGATGGCAGAATAGAAAAAGTTTCCGGTACCGGCACGGCGTCTCTGCAAAAGTCGCAGTCAATCCGATAGTCGCCCCGATCCATCTCGTTCATGATTTCTTCAACATCACCGAACGGGACCGGCGGGCGGCGCAGTTTGGATACTTCGTCGCAAAGTCTCTCCACAGCGGCACAAAGTCGGTCTTTGCTTTCGTCATTGGGCGCGGCGCAACGTCCTTCTGAATACAATCCTTCGTGCATTATTCGCTCGTCCCTTCTGCGTCAACGATAGTCGCTCCGCCTGCTTTCATGTCTTCCAGATACTTCCGCCGCAGCGCTTCCGGGTCTTTCTGCTCACCTAAGGGGTTATCCGGCTTCAAGACCACCTCTTGCTGGTCTGTGTAGTTCATGTTGTTTTTCATCAAAAAAATTCCGGCGACGGGGTTAATCTTGCCATTTTGCATGAAATCTTCCATCTGAGCGTTGATAAAATCCCGTGCTTTTTTGATGGTGCAACGCACAGAGTCGCTTAAATCCCTGCTCCTCGGCTGATTATTGCACCATCTCCACAGGGTCATCCTGTCCACCCCGAACGCCAGTGCAAGCCCGGCGAACGTCGGTTTCATATCGTTTTTCCCGCACAGGCTGAAATAGTCGATGCACCGTTGCTGCACTGCTTCCAGGCTATCCATGTTTGGCTTTTGCCATTTCATGATTTCCAAGGAATGGTTGATGTACTTGGTGTTGTCTCCCGGCTCCAGGTCAGGCACCTGATAGGGCTTCTTTTTAAGCTTTTTCCCTTCTGTCAAAGTCGTTTTCCTCCTTTACTATTTACATAGATTTATATTTTTTATTATAATACATACACACAACAAAAATAATAAGAATATTATATTTATATATAATAAATAAGATATCTAAATTATTCAGACCCGCCCGGTGGTTTGGCTTCTGCTTTGGCGAATAAGCTATCCATATTCCGGAAGACGCGCCTGAGCCTCCAGACCGTTGAGAAATACATGGGTGTATACCAATAGGCTTTCGGGTCATCTCCATGGCGCATTGGGTCTGTCAGGCTGTCCCCGATCTTGACGTACCCGGCACACCCGAGAAGTGACAGCTGGATGTAGCACATCATGCCGGTGGTAAAGTCTAAGTCCTGCGCCGTTACCAGAACATGATTCTGCCAATTCAGTGGGCTTTTGGCTTCATAAAGCTGCGTCTCGATCTGGTTGACAGCTGCAATTAAAGTCGCACCCGCTCCGCAAGCACAGTCATTCAGCGTGACGAAACCGTCACGGTTGATCTGCTCCACGACGTTGCCGGTTGTCAGTTCTGCCATGCAGCGGCAAACGTCGTATGGCGTGAAAAACTGTCATTTCCAATGATCCCCGAGGCCGAGTTCCATGTATACACTGCCGAGGAAGTCCTGGTTCCGGTCCGCCTCAAAGGCATTGACAACGTCCGCCGCCAGTTCTGGGAATACCATGCGTTCTTCCTTGTCGTACCTCTTGACGATTTCCAGATACGTTTTCTCTCGGTCTGCCTTCCAACGATGGTCCACCGCGTTGGAAATTGCTGTCGCGTACATGTTGATAAAGTCGATCCATACCTGCCACAGCGGGAACCTTTTGGACAGACTGCGAAACCGATTCACAAAATCCGTTCGTTTCTGGTCTGTGATTCTCGTAATTGCCCCTCCTTTCGCTATTATAGCATAAATCTAAGAATATATAAACACATAATATACATACAGCATAAATAATATAAATATATATAATATCTTATCTTAGATTATGCAAATATTGGACCTGACGGGCGGCAGCGCCGATCTGATGCCGCCGCCCTGCAATCCTGGTCATAACGCCTCAATCGCCTTAATTTCTTTGCTCAACCTTTCATACGCTTCCTTTATTTTCTCTGCCGATTCTGGCGTCGCTTCTTGCATCGCTTTTTGCGCCGCTTTTTGTGCCGCCGAAGATAGCGCCTCAATAGCTTCGTGCAGTTTTTTCCATGACGTGGACGCATATGACATCATTTTATCCAAATCGGCAATGGCAGCATCGAGTTCTATTCTTTTCTTCAGCTGGACTTCTTTTTGATATTCCCGGTGCCGGAATGTCCGGTTGACCCTGCGCCGGTCCGCCTGACTGTTTGGCGTGAAACCTGTTTTCTGTCCAAGTATCCGGGGCTTGCTCATTGTTTTGCCCTCCTCGTGTCATACCGGCATACCCCTGGGCAATCGGCTGTCGGGCATCTGGCGCCTCTTACCGGGCAGATCGCATTGACGCACATCTCATCCTTGCGCCACCCGCATTCTTGGCTGTCGTCGCCGCTGGTGCCCTGTAGACGCACAAGTTGCCGTTTGTATTCTGCCACGCGTTCTCTGTTCGGTTCATAAACGCATCTATTCCAGCGGTCAGCCAGCTCCCGATTGATTCTATCGCTTCTCGCGTCCAACTTCTGCGAGCTATTGGCGATTTTGATATTGCACGGTCCATACGGTTTGGTCTCGTCCGGCCTGGATATAAAAGCCCCGACCGTCCATCCGTTATCCAACGCACAGCGAATAAACGGATTTGGGCTGTCTTTCCATGCCGGAACGCAGTTTCTGCGGATCAGATTGCGCCAACGCTGAACAATCAACAGCACCTCTTCCGGGAACAGCTCGTCCTTGAAGTCCTCCGTAGCCTTATCGACGATATTGTCTACCATTTCGCGTTACCTCCTTCGCTTCAGTTCCTAGCTGTGCAGTTCCCCGCCGTGCGTGTCTATGTAGCTCTTTAACTTGCCGTATGAGGCCCACGGTGAGCCGCTGTAGACCGTAACTGCAAGTACAGCTAACTCATCAAGGGTAAAAGCGTGCTGCCGTCCTGAGCCGCTCAGCAGCTCCTCGGGCGTGGTGTGCAGTGCGGCCGCAAGCGATTCCAGGTGATCCCCTTTGGGGCGCGTGGTGCCCTTGATCCAGCTGTAGACCGTGGCGTGCTTAACCCCGACCGCCCTGGCCCCCTCGCAAATCCCGCCGCATTCTGCGAGCCTGGCCTTGATCTGGCAGCCCAGAGGATCGCTCGTCACGATAGAGCATCTACCTTTTCTCACGGTCCCGCCTCCACTTGCGCAGCGCCTCTCCGCAGGCATCCAGCGTCATGACAATCAACGTTGCTGCGGCGATGGTCGCTGCAACCATGCCTCCGATCAGCGCGATGACGCCGATCCAACCTAACAGTTTAAGCAAAATCATCCCCATCAGCTGTCCCTCCGCTCCCCATAGCTGCAAAAGTCGGTATCTTTAACGACAAACATCCCACTCATGCCGCAAATTTGCGTCCCGTTTACACCTGTCACCCAAGTGCATTGCCCGATACACTCCCGGCACCTCACCACCGGCACGGCGTCCACGGTGGGGGCCTTATCAACCGATCTTCGCATATCCCGAAACGGTACGAGCAGCAGCCCATCCTCGTACACCCCGTACTCAAATCTTAAGTCCAGCTTATTGGCATCAATCAGCCTTTGTTCCATCTTCCACACCTCCTACTAATTTTCCAAATAAAGCCAAAAGAACCATGCCACAAAAATGATCGTGACCATCATGCCCATAAAAGCCCATCCGTCCATCATGGCCTCCACGTTATCGTAACGCGCAACTGTCTTCCCAGCCACGCAAGCCCAATATTTGTCAGGTGATATTCGGTCCCACGTTCATTTTTGTAAATACGGAGCATGTCATATGGCAGTTTATCAAGGATTCTGTTGCCGCCCGGGACGTCCGTGTAGTAGTTGCGGTATGCCCGGTAAAACGCTTTCCCGTGCCTGTGGTAAGGGCGCTTATAATCCAAGCCGACCATGTGTTTGCATATCTCAATGGCGCGGAGCAGCTCATCTTTTGTCAGGGACATTTCGATGCCCATATCACGCCCCATATTACCAAGGGCGGTGTCGTGGGCATCGGACCTTTTTTCGGCCCAGCTTCGGGGATGTTTGCATCCAAGGCCCCCATCTTCACGGACGATCCCATAGCGGCCTTCCGATTCCGGGCAAACATCTTCCGGGTCGGACAGTGGGCAGCAATCACATCTCATTGTCGGCACCTCCAGTCTCTTGCAAATACTCACACCACGGGACGCACTGCCACAAAACGGGGCAGTCTGCTTCGTAGTGGGTAACATCGGTAACGTAGCGCTGTGCATATACAAACACCCAGCCTTTTCCATTCCACGCCACCACTTCCGGGCGGAAGGGCGAGAACGGGTTATCCTTGTACCAGCCCAAAACAGGCACGTTTTTCTCCGGCATCCGCACATCTACCGGAATCCCCCTTGACTGTTCCAACGCCTCCATGCCCATCCGGCAGGCTTCGTTTACCTCTTCCATGCCATCATAATGTTCCCGGTGGTCGGGGTTCAGAATTTCGATTGCTCGTTCAATCGTCATGTTTTTGCCTCCGTCCTCGTCGTTCTCCATCTTCGCCCCGCAGTTGGGGCAGTATTTCGACAGAACAAACTCGTCGTTGCAGTCATACACGGCTTCCTCTTTGCAGACAGAGCAGATATATCCACCAATCGGGTCTCGTCCTGCAACTGCGGGGTCCCATCCGGTCATCTCGCTTTCCCGGATAGGTATCCACCGCCCATGCACCACTGGCGCAACGTCAACGGCTGGGCGGTTCTTGATAAACGACTTAATCGCGCCAATAGAAGCGAGCTTGTCTCCCACCGCAAACGCTTCACGCCGTTCAATCTCTTGGAGCGCCGCTTCACGCTTAATGTATTCATCCATTGTCAATTCTCCTGTCAGATCATAAAAAACCATTTCCAAAGCAGCGGGTGCCGCCGGATGCGCTGCACAAGCAGCTGCGCCACCGCCGCATTGACGTTTTCCCAGTTCCCAGTGTCAATAACATAGGCATCCGGCGACACCAGCAGCTCCTGCATCAGCACAGAGAAGTCAAATCCACTCAGCCAGCCCTGCACCTTTGCTTTGTTCAGGATTTCCCGTTTTATGTCAGCCATTTTCCAATTCCTCCACATAGCACCAGCTTTGCGGTGCTTTAGTAATCGCCGCTGGAATCATGCAATTTTCATCATAGATACAGGCTGTGCTTTCGTACCCGCTTTTGCTGCATGATTTGCATTTTTTCCAAGTGTGAAATTCTATCAGTTCCTTCGGCTTATCGTAGATTTTAAGGTCGGAGATGTGCCAGCCGTAGCCCATTTTCCCATTGCCGAGATAATCAATTATTTGCTTGTCTGTCATGCCAGTGAACGGAAAATCTCTTTGCGCCATCCGATGGCTGGGGTCAGAATACTCAACACTTATTGGGATGGTCGCATAGCACATAAATTCGCCAATGACTTTGCCTCCGCCATAAAACTGCGGATTTGGATAATCCGTTGCAATAAAGTCCTCGTGCGGGTACTTCGGCAGCGTGCAGTAGATATAACACTTAAACGGTGTTTCCAGCTTCGGGCGGGTCTTTCTGACCTCCACAGTCTTCTCGCCGCTGGCGATTTTTCCCGCCCATTCCGGGCGGATGCTGAGCAAAACTCCCTTAGCCATCCCGTTTTATCTCCTCTCCGAAGTACCACCGCACCCGGTCCCGGATGTCTGCCGGAATAGAGGGCTTGAGCGCCCTAGCCCAGGCAAGCACCCGCCATATCGGGTTATCCTTGCCGATGTTGTCGAACTCTGCCCGGTCTGTATCGTACCAGCCGTATGTGATCTCAATGTCGCCCTTGTGGTCAAGCATCTCCCCGGAAGGCAACGGGTCACTGTCCTGCATTGCCTCCAGGATGATGTAATAATCTCCGCTTTCCGGCGGGGCGATTGTGCCTTTAATCCAGTTTACCTCAGCCATTGTACTCTACTGCCTCCTGTCGGTTGATGAAAAAGTGGATTCCTGCGGCGCATTCCAGGAAACGGTTATCGCAGAAATCCGGGACGGAAACGGTCTCTCCGACCCTGTATAAAAACTCCTCGTCTCTGTTGCTTGTTACGACATCAACATCAGCCTTAGTCCCATCCGGATTCTGGATTTCCAATACGATAGCCTTATCGCACCGGCACTTCCTGCCAGAGGACGAGCTGCGTTTTGCATCTTCTGGGATCAACAGCTTTACGATATATCCACGGGCTTTTTTCCAGCCGGTAAAAGAGCCGTTATCCGGGCAAGCCATCGGGACATACGGGATGTTTTTTGCCCTGGACAGGTCGGCCCTGGACAGGCTGGCCCTGGACAGGTCGGCCCTGGACAGGTTGGCCCCGATCAGTTTGGCCCCGGACAGGCTGGCCCTGGACAGGTCGGCCTCGGACAGGTTGGCCCTGGACAGGTCGGCCCCGGACAGGCTGGCCCTGGACAGGTCGGCCTCGGACAGTTTGGCCCCGATCAGTTTGGCCCCGAACAGTTTGGCCCCGATCAGTTTGGCCCCGAACAGTTTGGCCCTGGACAGGTCGGCCTCGGACAGGTTGGCCTCGGACAGGTTGGCCCCGGACAGGTTGGCCCCGGACAGGTTGGCCCCGGACAGGTTGGCCTCGGGCAGGTTGGCCTGCATACCCACCCAACCATCAACGTCCTTATCCAACCAATGCTGGTGATTGCGCAAAATCTCGCTCAGTTGCGCTTGCGTGTATGTTTTTAACTTAGCCATCTTCCAGCATCCTTTCCAGATTCAGCAGCTCCTGCCGCAGCATGATGATCTTGCGTTTCAGGGCGGTCTTGCTGTGGTTTTTATTCAGGTAATTTCCGTTATAGCCATCACCGCCATTCGCCAGATAAAGTGTAACGTTCTCCTTCAGGTCCTCAAACAAGAAGCTTACAAACTGTAACTGTCTTTTCAATTTTCAATTCCTCCCCACTGTTCCGCCATGGCCGCCGCGATGCCGGGGAATGTTTTCGCTCGATTTTTAGCTCTGTCTGTGGTAAACATACCTTTGTGCTGTTCTCCGTGTTTATGGCTGTAGCTTCCGCTTGGACACCATGTTGCTGTCGGCTCAACAATATTGGTCGGCTCCAACGGCTGGACACCACGCTCCCACAACAAGGTTTTTTTGCTAAAAGGGTGCCCGTATTGATAGGGCTGTATGGCTTGGGTTGGCTCTGGATACTCAAAGACTTTACTCGGCGTCGGATTCTCAATCACAACTTTTTCACAATCCGCTTTCCAAATAGCTAAAAACAGCGCTTTGCCGCACAAGCCCTCATAATACCGCTTGATATTGAGCTTGCCGCCCCTATACAAGTGCCGCGCTCCGGCGTTGCTGGTTTTGGTGCAGGGCGGGAAAGCAATAATCATATCCCACCGACCGACGTCATGCGCCTGCCCGTCCATGGTGGTCACCGTGCCTCCCTCGATGGCTATTAGCGCGTCGCCCAGAATATGCCATTCCGGATGGCCGCCGGATGGCCGCCGGATGGCCGCCGGATGGCTCCTGGATGTCGCATGAGTAGGCTTCATGCCCTCGTTCCCGGAAAGCCTTGCACACGGTCTGCGATTCTTCGCAGGCTATCAAAACTCGCATTTTTAGCAGTCGCCTCCATTTCTCTTATCAAACTCTACGTTGATCTTCGGCACCCACGTATTGCTCAGTGCACTTTCCACGCCCGTAAAAAAGCTATCGACAAATTTATTGTAATTTACTTTTTTAGCCAACTCCGTTCTGATTGCCTGGGTAATTTCCGGTTTTCGTTCATTTACAAGTGCTTGCAATTCCTCACGAGTGATTTCCTCAATCGCTTGCCTGACGTGGAACTCCAACAATGTATATTCATTATCACTGGAATATCTAGAAACTTTCCCGTTTTTATCAACTTTCGTAGACAAAACCATTTTTACGATCTGGCTCAC